TTTAGCTTGAAATAATCTCTGCTCAGTTTGAGATCTAGCTCACCTGGTGTGTACTTAGTGCTGGCATTATCATAGATGAGGAATCCGTCAATGCCGTGCACACGATAGTGATAGTCCATCCATTGTTCAATCCATTCTATTGGATTGTCCTTTTGTAGAGTGACCATGACCTTGTGACCGTTGAAATAGCCGTCGTTATAATTGACTTCAATTGCTATAGGATCAGTGCCTTTGCTCAGCATGACTATGTGCGAATCTAGCTTGCGTGTCTGTACCACAGTGTAGCTGACCCTGTCTAGATCATAGAACTGATAGTCGAGAAGGTTATTATCGCTGTCGCCAAATCCAGCGTTATCTTTAAACCAATCTTTGGCACCATACATAGGTGGCCCTATCAGCACAGTTTGCTGCTCATTTAATTGCACACAGTCATACCATAGGTTATCCCAGTCAAAATTATCATTGAACTTCATACCCCCGCAATAGTCTATGCGCAGATGTTCTGGCCTAGATGGTTCTCGCCGTAACGGCCATGTTGCAGGGAACTTAACCGTCGTTACAGGATCTATCATGCCAATCGCCTCAGTTCTTCTATGTGCCGATGATACCGCAGCTCGTTGGTGATATCATGATATACTGGGTTGTTGCCCAAGGTAAACTTTTCCATGTTTCGATGATTAAACAGTTCGTTGCCGTTGCGGTCTCTTTGCACCATCACGGTACCTCCGCCCCATTTCTTGTATTGGTTTGCAGCGCCCTTGTGGAACGGGCCAAATGGTATGAAACCGTATGGCACCTTTGGATCAGACTGATAGTTGATGTATTGTTGCTGTCCGCCGTTGCGCAGATACCAGTGCTGCCATGCCATTCTAAACGTTTCTGCATCGCCGCCAAAATGGTAGTAGATCTCACAGTGGTCAGCATAATGCTTGACCAAGTTCATCTCAGCCCAGCACTGTGCTTTGTTAATCAGCAGCTGTCCTGTTTCAAATGGTTCTGCATCGCTTGGGTTTACGTTGAATATGCGCCACATGGGTGCGTCGTCGTGATAACGGTTGGCACGATCAGTGCTGAAAACATCGCGCCAGAACAAGCTTCCTTTGTCTTGATATTCTCGGTCATCGAACAAGAATTCTGGATTGCGAATTGGAAAACTGTCTGCATCTAACCAAAGATTCTCTGCATACTTGCTTTCCCATAGTGCATATGGTTTGGTGCTCCAGCCAGCTTTGGTACCATATGGTGTGATGAAATCCTTAGCGTTGCCCTGTATCTCACGCACTGTTATCTGCTCTGGCGCAGGGCTACGTAGTATAGCTGCTTGCTCTGGAGTTATTTCTCCTGTGCGATGGAATATCTCAATAGGCAGCGTTACTTCTTGCAGTATCAGTTCTCGCATGAGAACATATCCGCTGGCTATCTCTTTGCCGTATACGCTAGTTACTATGCTGCGGCCTGGGTTAAAATGAGGTACACCCAAGCTGGTCAGCGTTGTGGTAACTGCGTTGTATGCTTCTTGTAGATTAACCTGCATATCTAGTTTCTACCTTTGTTTTCCATTCTGGTATGCGATCGTATTGATGTAGTATATGATGTTGAACGCCTGTGCTAGTTGCGGCATGCTCGCCGTCCCAGGTTGGTTGAGGTTCTAGCAAATGCGGTTTAAACGCAGCAATCTTAGCAGGATCGATCGTAGTGCCCGCTTGGCACGCCCACCCGTCTTCGCTGGTGCTAAATTTGGTTATGCTCTTATAGGGTTCTAGATTTAGCAGCACGTTATACGCTGCTTGGTCTGGATTATAAACTTTGGTAGTGTGTTGGCTACCAACGCTCATGAGATATATGTTGATCCAAAGATCGCGCATAACTGACGGGACTCCGGCTTGCACGCCACAGTTCCAGATCGGTTGTGTCTTCATCTTCTCGTAAAGCATAGGGAAACTGTTAGCCATGTTATCATTGCCCCACGGCTCGTGTTGATACTGTAAGCTTTCGCTGCTAGCCAGTATCTTGGCGTCTCCCATGTTTGCACTCAACCAGTCGCTGGGATTGCGCTGGAACACTACATCCTTGACATCTGTGTGTATCACATACCTGTAGTCTTGTTGCTTCATGAGACTGTCCATGAAACTGTGCAGATGCAAGAATCTCTCTACTACTATGATAAGTTGGCCGTTGTAGAAAAGGTTGCCAGTTGTTGGATCCTGGTTAAACCCCATGATCTTGAACCCTTTGTCGTTGAGACGTTGAACAGTGCTTAGATTGGCATTGTATACTAGCATTGCCTTGTCGCCTGTGAATCCGCACGCATCAATGCTGTTAACCCAGTACTGGATCTTGTCCCAGTCGTAGTTGGTGAATGAACCTATTATGAGATCTTTTGACATGCACGATTGTGCAGATTTACATCGTCAATCGCAATTTATTCCGAGGTACTTGTCAGCACCCATCTTGCACATAATGCGCATTATCTTCTGACCGTTTGGACTTCTAATGATACTAGATAGCTCTCGATCTGTTTTTTCTTCGCTGCGTATTTTGTCTAGTAAGTGCATGTTGCGCTTGATGATCTCATAATCGCGCTTGGGCCAATTTGGGTTGGCAAAATAACCAAGTGCTTTGAACCAACGCATTATTAGATGCGGATCGTCTTGTATCCTGCTAGCAGTGATTGGCAGCATCCTAACGGTCTGATTCTTTACATCTTCTAATCCGCCAGTGTAATCATACAGCGTACCATCTTTGTCTATGCTCATGCTATTGATGCTTAGATCTCTACCCTGTGCATCCTGTTCCCAATCTTGGCCGCGAATGATACGAACCTTGCCGTCTTTGAGCTCTAGCTTATACGCGATGCTGGTAACATCTATCTTATCGTCACCAAACACAGCTTTGATGGTACCGTGTCCTATACCCCAGTCGTCGTGTTCAATATCCTCTAGATTGAAGATGTATATTAGTTCGCTTGGATCAGCATCGGTTGCAAAATCTATGTCACGGGGTTCTTTACCTCGTACAAAATCTCGAACTGCGCCGCCTACTATCCTAGCGTCGAATCCGTATTTTCGTAACACATCTGCTACGCGATGTACGTTTGGAGTGAAGACTTCTTCGAACTTCTTCTCGTCTATGTTTAGATTTGTTATCTTTTCGGTCAGCATCGGATATTTATAGTGATAAGCGCCAGTATCCCGGTGCGTAGCGAGGTAGCACGTATTCGCTCCATTGTACACCGTTCCACTCTAGCAGCTTGCCTGTAAACATATTTTGTGCATAAGTTGTTTTACCTAGCTGATTGCTAGCTTGGAAGGTTACTGCCCAAGTAGTGCCATTGAATGTTATGATATCATTTGGTTCTGCGATAACATTACCCCAAGCTGCGCTGTTGGTTGCTGGTGATTCTGTTAACAAGTAGTTCTGCCCAACTGCTGGTATTGGCAGACCGTTGTTAGGACCTTTTTGTAAAGGATTAACCACAGCAGTGATCGGTGGTATAGTAGTAGCAGGTAAGCTGTCTGGTTCGGCTGTCCATATGAGTAAATTCTGATTAGTTGGATGGATATCTATCCAACCAGCTGCTTGATACGTTGTATCCGGATTTAGATTTGACAGTTCTGTCCATAATGTTAGCTGGCTTGCATTGATATTATAAATGCTGTAAGGATTGATAGTGCCATATGCAAGTATCAATCTCCACCATGCTAGGTCGCCACCTGGGTATGTAGTAGCTAGTAGACCCATTGCACCCAACGGTGAACCAGATACGTTAGCAAATACGTTATTGCCTGCTGTGTTGTTTATGAACATGATCTGATTTTTATTCTGCAGCTGTATGTTATAGCTAGTATTGATCATGAGTGCAGCAGCACTGTCTACAAATGTTGCAATATTGGTAGTGTTGATGGGTATCGTTATGCCGTTGAATGAGAAGCTAGTACCCAGTGTTAGCACAGGGTTAACTTGCGAAAACGTAACGGTTGCTTTGTTATCTAGTTCTACAGGATCTCCTGCTTCGCTGCACAAGCTCATGGTATATTGGTTATTACCTATCCAGCTCAGCTCGATGCTATAATTTCCTGGCGTAACGACTTGCCTGCTGAGGAATTCATATTCTGTCCAGTCTACTTGTTCTGTACTGTCCTTGTAACCTTCAACAACAGATATGATAATATTTTCTATGATATTTTGTTTGTTAACCTTAGCTGGCGGGTTGATCCAGATTGGAAAACGGAATATCATCGTTAATACGTCAATTGGATTTTCGGTGCCTATTGGTATGCTACGGCTGCTCCAAGTTATCTGATCTTGCATTTCTATCCAGCTAATAACAGTCCAGTCAAGCGGGTTGTTGCTGGTCTGTATCTCGATAGCTGGGTTGTACAGCACCATTATCTGTTCTAACAACTGCTCTTTTACGCTTTCATTGGGGCTCCAAATATCCACGCTCATGCTTAGTTCGTATGGTACAGGCATATATCGTTCGACGCTATACCGATTGCCCGGTGTGTTTAGATAAGAATTGGTGTTGATATCATATTCTCGTTCGTCAACTTGTACAGTATCTATGACTTGAGGTCCTTGGCGTCTATTAGGAGCCATGCTCAATCCACTGATGTAACAGGTAATAAATGGGGTTGTTAACAGTTTGTTTTCGCTATTGCCTTTTACTATCGTAGCAGCTATACGAGTCGGGTCACCGTAGCGACACGGGCACCGTACTAGGTTTGGTGTCCCGTCTGATTTAGTGCCTACTGAAT